ATTGAAAATCCAGATTCTGTCACTATTGAAATGGATGGAATGGAAATTGAAATAGTTCCAGATGATGAGGATGATTTCTCTGCCAACCTTGCAGAAGAGATGAGCGAGTCTGATCTGCAGACCATTGCTTCAGATTTAATGGATGATTTTGAGTCCGACGTTTCTTCTCGCAAAGACTGGATTCAAACCTATGTAGATGGCTTGGAGTTGCTTGGGCTTAAGATTGAAGAGCGCACTGAGCCTTGGGAAGGTGCCTGCGGTGTCTACCATCCGTTGCTTGCCGAAGCTTTGGTTAAGTTCCAAGCAGAAAGCGTGATGTCTATATTCCCTGCCGAAGGCCCGGTGATGACAAAGATCATCGGAAAAGAAACGCAAGCAATGAAAGAGTCTGCACTGCGTGTTCGACAGGACATGAACTATGAACTAACAGAAAGGATGCCAGAGTATCGCCCAGAGACGGAACGCACAATGTGGGGATTGGGCCTTGCTGGCAACGCATTTAAAAAGGTTTACGAAGATCCAAGCCTTGGTCGTCAGGTGGCCTTGTTTGTTCCTGCTGAAGATGTAGTTGTGCCTTACGGTGCAAGCAGTCTTGAGTCAGCAGAGCGCATTACTCATGTGATGCGTAAGACAGAAAACGAATTGCGCAAGCTGCAAGTAGCTGGGTTTTATCGAGATGTTGACTTAGGTGAACCAGTTAATGTTCTAGATGAAGTTGAAAAGAAAATTGCTGAAAAGCTTGGATTCCGCGCAACATCAGATGATCGTTACAAACTGCTGGAGATGCATGTTAACTATGATCTCCCCGGCTTTGAGCATGAAGATAAAGATAGTGAGCCAACGGGCATTGCATTGCCTTATGTTATTACGATTGACAAGGGTACAAACAAAGTATTGTCCATTCGTCGCAACTGGAAACCTGATGACAAAAAACAGCTAAAGCGCCAACATTTTGTTCATTACGGATACATTCCCGGGTTTGGTTTTTATTGTTTTGGTTTAATCCACCTGATCGGTGCGTATGCTAAATCTGGCACATCGTTGATTCGACAGCTGGTTGATGCAGGCACATTAAGCAATTTGCCCGGAGGATTTAAAACCCGTGGTATGCGTGTTAAGGGTGACGACACACCAATCGCCCCCGGAGAGTTTAGGGACGTAGACGTTGCAAGCGGTGCATTGAAAGACAACATCCTGCCATTGCCATACAAAGAGCCATCGCAAGTTCTAATTGGTCTAATGAACCAGATCATTGAAGATGGACGACGCTTTGCTAACACCGCAGATTTAAAGATTAGCGATATGTCATCGCAGTCTCCGGTGGGCACAACGCTTGCTATTCTCGAGCGCACCTTAAAGGTGATGAGCGCTGTTCAGGCCCGCACCCATTACTCGCTTAAGCAAGAGTTAAAGTTACTGAAAAACATCATGGCAGACAATGCGCCTGATGAATACAGTTACGAGCCACAAGAAGGTGACAGAAAAGCCCGCAAGTCTGACTACAAAAACGTTGATGTCATCCCGGTCTCTGACCCAAATGCATCAACAATGGCGCAGAAGATTGTCCAGTATCAAGCGGTGCTGCAGCTTGCACAAGGCGCTCCACAGCTTTACAACTTGCCTTTGCTGCACAGACAGATGTTAGAAGTGCTTGGGATTAAAGAAGCCCAGAAATTGGTTCCAATGGACGAAGACCAAAAGCCAGAAGATCCGGTCACAGAAAATCAAAACATTTTAAAAACAAAACCTGTAAAAGCGTTTGCGTATCAAGACCATGAAGCGCATATCACCACGCACACGTCAGCCATGCAAGACCCAAAGATATCAGCGTTGATCGGTCAAATGCCACAAGCACAAGCAATCATGGGTGCTATGCAAGCGCACATTGCTGAGCATATAGGTTTTGCTTATCGCATTGAAATTGAAAAACAACTCGGCATGAACTTGCCTGAACAGACAGATGAAAGCGGAGAAGAAATAGACATTGATCCGCAAGTAGAGGTTCGTTTGGCACCATTAATTGCACAGGCAGCCCAGCGTTTGTTGTCGCAAAACCAACAGCAGGCTCAACAGCAGCAAGCGCAACAACAAGCTCAGGATCCAATAATCCAAATGCAACAGCAAGAGTTGCAGCTTAAGCAAGGCGAGCTTGAACGCAAGAAACAGAAAGACGCTATGGACATGCAACTTAAACAACAACAGTTGCAAATTGAAAAAGAACGTATTGATACTCAGGCTCAAATCGAAGGGATTCGGATGTCTTCCAAAATGTCATCAGAAATGGAAGAAAGAAATTCAAGACAAACAACCGAAGGTATTAAGTTGGGATTGCAAGCTGAGCAGCATAAGCAAAAAATGGCAGAACAGATTGCATCTACAGCCGCAGGCATTAACTCATCTTACAAACAAGGTAAATAATGGATGCAATGGATATTCTTGTTGATCAAATAAACGACAAAATTGCTCAACTAAAAAACTTTATCTCTGATAGCAAACCAGAAACGTTTGAAGAGTATAAAAGATTGTGCGGTGAAGTTCGAGGTCTTAGCATCGCGCAAGGATATGCCCTAGACCTTAAAAAACGAATGGAGAACTCTAATGAGTGAAATCCTTATCGGCTCAAACCCCGATAATCCGCAAATAGTAGGTATGTATCGCCCCACAGCCACCGCTGCGGAAAAAGCAACACAATTGCCACGCCCAAGTGGCTGGAAAATCCTTTGTGCCATCCCTGAAACCGAACGCGAGTACGACAGCGGCTTGGCAAAGGCAGACGAAACGCTCCGAAATGAAGAAGTCCTTACCACTGTGCTGTTTGTAGTGGAACTTGGGCCTGATTGCTATGTGGACAAAACCCGCTACCCAACAGGACCTTGGTGCAAAAAGGGTGATTTTGTGTTGGTTCGTCCAAATGCCGGTTCAAGATTGGTTATTCATGGACGCGAGTTCAGAATGATCAATGAAGACAGTGTAGAAGGCGTTGTTGATGACCCACGCGGCATTCGTCGCAAATAAAGGAGCGTTTAAATGGCTGATTTCGATAAAGAAGAGTTTAAATTTCCTGACGAGTTGCAGGAAAACAACAAAAAACAAGAGTTAAATTATGAAATAGAAGACGAAAACGACATAAAAATTGAAATTGAAGACGATACGCCGGAGGAAGATCGTAATCGTCAACCAATGCCCAAGGAAATAGTTGAAAAGCTTGAGCAAGATGAGCTAGAAAACTACTCTGATGACGTTCGACAGAAGTTTAAACAGCTTAAAAAGGTCTGGCATGATGAACGCCGGGCAAAAGAGGCTGCTTATAGGGAACAACAGGAGACTTTGTCCACTGCTCAGCGCCTTTTGGATGAAAATAAACGCATTCGGGGCATGTTGAACAGCGGTCAAGAAGAGTATTTAGCAGCAGTTAAAAATTCAACCGCAATGCAGCTAGATATGGCTAAAAAAGCATATCGAGAAGCTTACGATGAGGGCGATACAGACAAGCTACTGGACGCTCAGGAATTAATTACTAAGTCCACCTTACAAATGGACAGGGTAAATAATTTTAAAATGGCCCCTTTACAACAAGAGGAGCCTGAAGTACAACGGCAAGTACAACGTCCTGATAACCGTGCGATGGCGTGGCAAGAACGCAATCCTTGGTTTGGTCAAGATGAGGAGATGACCGCTGCAGCTTTAGGTTTACACGAAAAACTTAAGCGCAACGGCGTTCCCGTCGGATCGGACGATTATTACGCGACATTGGACAAGACAATGCGCAGACGTTTTTCAGAAAATTTTGGAGATTCAGATTCGGATTCACCCCCGAGAAAAACCCCTACAGTTGTTGCGCCAGCGACAAGATCGACATCTTCAAAAAAGATTCGTCTTAAAACATCGCAAATAAATACCATCAAAAAACTTGGTATTACACCGGAACAATATGTACGTGAAGTTTTAAAACTGGAGAACTAAAATGGCTGAAAACAAAATTACTCGCGAAATGCAAACCCGTGAACTAACGCAACGCCCTAAGCAGTGGGCACCGGCGGAACTTCTCCCTGAGCCAGACAAACAGGCTGGTTTTGCTTATCGATGGATCCGCGTTTCTATGCTTAACCAAGCTGACCCACGTAACCTTTCTGCCAAACTCAGAGAAGGCTGGGAGCCTGTAGGTATAGAAGAGCAACCACAATTCCAACTGCTAGTCGATCCCAATAGCCGTTTTAAAGACAACGTTGAGATTGGCGGGTTATTACTTTGCAAGACTCCTTCTGAATTTGTTGAGCAGCGCAACGAGCATTATGCAAAGCAAACACAGGCCCAGACGGAAGCTGTAGACAATAACTTAATGCGCCAAAGCGATGCGCGGATGCCACTCTTTAAAGAGAGCAAGTCTGCAACGAGTTTTGGAAAAGGATCTTAAATTTAATTTTTGGAGTTAAACATGGCTTACCCCACTATTGACAAGCCCTATGGCTTTAGACCGATCAATTTGATCGGTGGTCAGGTGTTTGCTGGTTCCACTCGTAAAATGCGTATTGCAAGTGCGTATGCAACTTCGATTGGTTTCGGTGATCTACTGATTCGTGCAACTGACGGTACTGTTGAGCGCTCTGCTGCTACAACTGCTAAACCCACTGGCGGCTTCGCTGGCGTGTTTCTTGGTGTTGAGTTTATCAACCCAAGTACTGGTCAACTGCAATTTCAACAGAACTTTATCGGCGGAACAACAGTAACCACTGGCTACATCACAGCTTATGTTTGTGAAGATCCAGACACACTGTTCCAAGTCGCTGTCGTTTCTGGCACAACAGTTGTGACCGGTGTTCAATATACTGCGGTTGGCAATAACGCAACCA